CCTCGGCCGGCGGTCGCGGAGACGCCCATCCCCGCGCATGAAAAAGGCGACCTCGCGGTCGCCTTGATCATGGATGCAGTGGTGGGCCGTGATGGATTCGAACCATCGACCAAAAGATTAAAAGTCTAGGCGCAAAGCATGCCAAATCAGGCACATGCATTATTCTGAATTACGGACGCCGCTTCCGAAACCGTTGCACCGCAGTGGAGGGCCTTGCTCAGTTACGGAGCTTCAGAGGCCCGGAAACCGCATCATTCGCCGACCTTCTCCCACCACTTCGACCTCCCCCTACCCTTGCGCCTGGCCGACTCCTTCAACGAAGCGGCCTGCTGTTCCTCAGGGGTCCGGGTGTCGCGCACCAGCAGGTGGCTGTGGTCCGGCCTCAGCTTGGTGGGGTCCGGGCGGTCTGGCGGTTCGGGCTTCTCAGGGGTGTCCATGGCCGCAGGATACGCCCGGGCGTCCCAGGGATTGCGACGGTGCCGGCGGGGCGCTGCTCAGGCGCCCCAGCACCCGGGCTGAGCTGCCTGGGGCTCCCGGATCCGGCGAGCACAGATTGCACGCGCGGAGCCTGCGGCGGCAGAGGGTGAGTGCCCGGCCTGGTGTGGGAATCGGCCGCCCCAGCCCGTCGGAGTGCACGCCGCGCGAAGGCCCGGCCCACCGGTAGGGGGTATGGTTCGGCCATGTGCGGCCGATTCGTCCAGACCCCAATCCGAAACGCTGACACTCTGGGCTTTCCCCAGCTGGTCGGCGACCTGCTGTCGATCCCGGAGAGCTACAACCTTGCGCCGACCCAGCGCGCCTCCGTGATCCTCGATCGCGGCACCGGCCTGCAGGTCACCCGGATGTCGTGGGGCCTGCTCCCTTTCTGGGCCAAGGCGAAGAAGCTGCAGGGCTCAACCATCAATGCCCGCATCGAGACGGTGGCGACCAAGCCGGCATTCCGCTCGGCGTTCAAGAAGCGCCGCTGCCTGATCCCCATGGCCGGGTACTACGAGTGGTCGGTCAACGCCGAGGACGGAAAGAAGGACCCGTGGTTCATCCACGCGCGCGCGCCTCTGCTAGCCGCTGGGCTGTGGGAAGACACCAGCCCCCTGCTCGCCCCGGACAACCTGGGCACGTTCACCGTGATCACCGGCGACAGCAGCGGTGTATCGGCGGACATCCACGATCGCATGCCGGTGTGGCTGACGGCCAGCCAGGCCGATGAGTGGATGGTGGCGGAGCCCGACGATGCGATGGCGATGCTGCGGGCAAGCGAGCCACCTAGCATGGGAGCATACCGTGTGACCCGTGCGGTTAATACGCCGCGAAACAATTCGCCGGAACTGATCGATCCCATTTCAGCGCAGAGTAGTTCCAGCAGTCATCGTGACCTCAGATGAGGTGATCATCCAAGCCGTCATACTTGCTGAAGAGCCAGAGTTGCATTCGCCAGTTGCTGCGTCCAAAGCCCATGCAGCATTCCGTTATCATAAGTTTTCTCAGCAGCCCTTAAGCCCGAGACTTTTGTCATCGCCAGATCCCGAATCGCAGTAATCGCTTCCACCCGGGTGTCGCGTGATACCCGCTGGAATAGAGTCCTCCCCACTAGATGCGCCGTGAGCCGACCGTCTCGTTCGGCGTAAGGGATGAAGTTGCCGTCGTCGCGATCCTGCTGAGAGACCACGAACAACTTTGCCAACTCGTTTGTGTTCATCAGCAGAAATCCGTGCTGATGCGCCATCTCTCCAACAGGAATCTGCTGATCCTCCACAATCAGGAGAAACCCTGTCGGCTTAAGAGCGCGCGCAAGGAGGCCACCCGCTGAAAACAAGGCGATCCACTCCGCCACAGGGATTTCATGGAGGACGTTTGTCATGACAACACAATCTGCCCAACCTTCCCCTTTTGTAGCTATTAGTCGCTCAACATCGTTGAAATAGCGATCATCTGCACTACCAAAGTGGGAAGCGATCACTGCCCGGCAAGAATCCATGTCAGCCTCATATGGATCATAGGCGATGTAGTCGACGACTCGCCCACCCGATGGTTCTTCAGCCCCCAGTGCTTCCACTAGGCGGCCCTTTCCAGCGCCGTAATCCAATACGCTCAAAGCCCCGGAGCAGCTCAAAGAATCCAAGGCAGTACGAATCTGGCTCAACTGGGGATCGTTTGCCGATGTCATCAAAGTAGTTGGCGGTAGAAGGCACTGATACGCGTAGTTGTTTGAAGCAAGGTGATAGGGCAGGCTCATGAAAGATACAAGGTGGGAAATGCTCTCGTCATCCCCCAAAAGCCCTCTAATAACCTCAGCCGGACGCTTTCCAGCGTACTCTGCCTTGCCCTCTGACACAGCCCAGATGGCGGTTGGCTGCGTCGAATTGATGTAGGCGAGCAGAGGAATTGAATGCGTAGCGATCCACATCTGGCTCTCGGGAGCCATCTTCTCGATTCTTCTCAAAAGATAAACTAGCGCGGCCGGGTGCAGATGGTTCTCTGGCTCATCCATCAGGAGAATCGATGGACCCATTACGCTACCCTGAGCATGGAGAGCAACTATCAGCTGCAAAGCGACCTTCTGGCCAGAAGATAACTTCGCCGTCGCGATTGGTCGACCGAATAGCGTCGCCGCGCTGTTCGAATCCCTGCCAAGAGAGCATCCAAAAAAGGCCTCGATGGCCTCATTCAGGGAGTTGTAGCTTTCGATGGCGTGCTCTCTTACCGCTGCATCAGAATTCCAATCCTGATGAGTTACCTCTCGCCACTTGTCCTGCAAGGTACTGATGTAAGGGACGACCACTTTCGGCCAATCATTCGCCGGCATATACACAAGGCCTTCTGCGTGCTGGCGCTTTGTCGAGGGCGGCATATCATCAGGGTTGGAAAGCTCACCGGCGCTAGGGACGAACCAGATCACCTTAGACTGGTCGCCGTTCCACCTCACTGCCTCCACGGAGTCAATATGGCTCTGCCATTGCGCCATGTAAGCACGCATATTGGCGTCAATCGTCTCGCCACGAGCCTCGGCCTCGACATACTGCGCCAAGTTGCTCCGAATTGTGTCCGTATTTCCGCCGCTTCTTTGAATAGCGGAATTAACTGCGTCATGGACGTAGCTAAGTAGTCGCGATTTCCCGCTGCCGTTTTTACCAGCCAGAACCACATATTTCCCCAAACGCCCAAGCTCTTGTGACGGAAGCCCTAGCTCATCCGCGGAGGGACCACGTATTGAAATCGACGCTACTGCCACCTTCATCCCCAATTAGGAAAACCAGTCGCATCCTATTACTTTTATGGACGCGGGCAAACTCCAAGATCTAAACGACCAGATCCGCAAGGGGCAGATTAGGTGCGACCTCAACCACCCGTCCTCCACGCACCCACACGTTGTAAGGAATCGCCCCACCCAAGATGCCAATCGCCCGCATCTGCGCACCGTCGTAAGTCGTCAGGCTGCTGGTCCCATCCGCGTTATGCGCGGTGACCGTCGCCAGCAGCCGCGGGCTGGCGCTGACCAGCCCATAGAATTGATCCCACAGTTCAGTCCGCATCGCTGTAGTGCCTCTCCAGGGTGATGGTCTGCTCGATCACGACGGCCTTCTCGCCGATGCGCGCCTCGGTCCGGACCGCCGTACACAGGCCGTGCCACGTTCCTTCCTCTGCCACCACCTCGACTAGGTCGAGCGGCAGGATCCGCCCGACCTCGCCAGGGCGCAGTGGCGCGGTGAACAGGGGCACGACCAGATCGATGGCCGCCTGCTCACCGCGGTCGGCCAGAATGTTCCGGCCCCGCTCGGCGCCGGCGGCGGCGGTGTTGATCAGCGGGCTGCTCACCTGCTGGGCGAACAGCTGCCCGGCCTCCCCGGCACGGCGCACCCTGCAGGTAACGCCCTTCCCCGCGAGCTCACCGGTGACAACGACGGCGTCGTACAGGGGCGCGCTGCGCATCTGGAGGCTTTCATTCGTGATGATGTCCTCCTGCAGCACGTGCGCCGGGGTGCGATCGCGCCAGTCCCAAGGACTGTCCGGATACCGCGCACGCACCCGCAGGGTGGGCTCGGCCGGATCCGACTGGACCACCGCACCGCTGGCTTCGGCCAGACGACTGATCGCATCCAACGCCGGCAGCGCGTCGTAGAACCAAGCACCCGGCGGCACCAACCAATCCACGGTGTCATAGCTGGCGGTAAAGCCCGTGTCGGCCAGCTCTTCGTCGACCAGCTGGGCCATGCTGCGCTCTTCGGTGGTCGCCTTCACCCGGCCTGGCGCGTAGGGCCCGGCGAGCAGCGCGGTGCGCGACCGGCCCGCCAGGGTTGCGCCGGTACGGCTCCATTCCCGGCGGCCGCTGTAGCTCTCCATGACGGCCGTCCAGACGTAGCCGTTGAGGTTGATCTCAATCAGGCGCGGCCCGGCCGCCGTCGGCTTGAGCAGCGCGAGCTGCGCACTGTCGGCCAGCTCGATGTCGTAGCTGCTTCCCCAGGCGTCGACGCTGGAGGAAATGGAGATGCTCTCCACCTGGATCGGGGTGCGGTCCGGCAAGCGGACCACGGAGACGCTGTTGATCACGACGTATGTCCTTCGTTGCGGGCGGACCAGGTAGCACGCGGTCACGCCGAGATTCAGAGGAGCGAGGCCGGGTACGCCGACGATGGCGCAACCGAGGGTGAGGCCAATCAAGTTCCCTGGCGGGAACGTAGGCTGCGGTTCCGGATCCGGCCCCGGCGGCTTGGCCGGGCGCACGATCCACGGCAGGGGTCTCGCAGGTCGCCACGGCAAGCGCGCACCCCAGCGGGTGGTGCCTGGGTGCCCCCACGGAAGACGCCGTCCCGCCGACACGAGGGGAAGCTGGCAGCGCCAGTTGAGATCCAAGGACCGACCACCTCGCAAGCCGCTTGCCCAAGGCAATACCGCGCTTGCGCGCGCCCCGAGCAGATGCGCCCGCCACTTCAGCGTTAGGCTGGACCATGTCAGCGGCAGAGCGCCCCAACCGAGCTCGCAGCCTACGCGGGCCTTCGGTGTGGATTGCCTCCAACGCAGCACGCTGCCTCCCTTGAGCAAGGGCGTTAGCCCCCAAGGCAGCTGAGTCGAATGCGTGATCAATGGAGCCCGCCCCCACGCTGTATCGGCAGCGCGGGTCAGGACATCCGAGTAGCCCCAACCCACAAGTGCAGCAACACGGATCCGGCCGGCGTCTCGCCAGCAAAGCGCCGTCGAAGATCGCAACGTAGCCGGCACAGGCTCGGGCCCGGGACCATCGTCCCAATCGATGCCCAGGTTCAATCCAACACGAGCGCCGCCCAAGCCGGGGAGAGGGCCAAGATTCAGCCCCACATGGCGTCCATCAGAAGTGATCATGAGATCAGACCATGGGTGCAGGTGAAATCCAGTCTTGTATCGCCGCGTTCTGCAAGCCGCGGTCATCCAAGCCGATCACTAGATACTTGCGCCCCATGTCCAACCCTTCGACGCGCCAGGTTCCATCCGGCAATGACCGAGTCAATGCAACGGGACTCATGGTGATGCGGTCAAGAACCATGATTCGGCCTACGGAGGGCTGATTCATGATACGCAGGCGTCCATCAACGTCAGGCTGCTCGACCGTCGGGGCCTCTCCAGCAAGAAAGCCTCTGAAAGCAGCAGAGGCCCGCGAAACAACCATCATTCCAAGAACACGAGTTGCTTTTGTTACCACCAGCCACCCCCTAGCAAGAACAGCAGCTGCCCTCTGAAAGTGCCGGTGGTAATGGGTGTTGGATAGTAATTTGATGAATAGCCAACGGCGACAAGCTGGGACGCCCCTATAAACTCCACAGGCGGCGACTCAATGCTGAGGTCGGCGAAAGGCCGGACGTGATAGGGGAGGACGATACCGGGCAAACGCCCACGCGGGCGCGAGGGACCCTCAAAAACTTGCACACCCGTGTACAGCAGTCCTCCAGTGAGCTGATCGGGGTAAGGCGTGAGCCATGCAGGGTCAGCATTCCATGCGTGAAATTTCAACACGCGATGCCCGCCGACGAGGTATGCAGAGCCAGGGCCGGCAGGCGTCGCTTGGGTGCGCGGCAAAAAACCGGCAGGCCTTTCCGAATCTATCGTGACGGCAGTATTCGGAGTCGAGAAGATGTGTCCATCGAAGTCCTCAGTTCCCGCATAGCCGGTCAATCCGCTGAATCCGATGCACCAAGGCATGATGTCGCCGGGCTTGTAGGAAATGAAGTCACCGAAGAAGTACGGCTGCCGCTGGTCTACGAGAAGTGCAGGGGCGACGTTGATGAACAGATAGATCGCGCGATTGTCTGCGACCGCCACCCACCTCGACGCAGTCGACCCGAGCGAAGTCGACTTCGCAATCACTGAGCCGAGCGGTCTGTCGGTGCGGCTCGGCGTCGCATCGTCCCCATCTCCAAAACCCCGCAACATCGAGTAACCACGAGCGGTCGCAAAGCGCGCAGTTCCCACAGTCGCAGAATCGTCGACTTCCAGAAAGAAACCGCTGCCTTCAACTGGATCGTTTCTGTAGGCGCGCTTCCCTGCCGCCGAAAGGTGCTTGGACCAACCCGCGCCAGGCTTCGCGGCTCCGCCCACCCCGTAGCCGTCTACAAGGACTGCGTCCAGAAGTGCTATCAAGCTGCCCACCATACCGGTGAGCTGCGGCGCACCAGCGTCGGTACTGCTGTAAACCCTTGGAATCGAACTCATCTGGATCACACTCCTGCGATGTTGCCTATGACTTGGAAGCGGGTTGAGTCAACAACCCCCTGCGGGGCCCCCGGGAGAGTCGTTCGAACCATCCAGACCGGGGCCAAACCCCCGATGGTGTTGAACCGCACGACGTTGTTGGTGGCCCAGCCGGTGCCCCACCCCTGACGACGCAAGGTGAAGTAAGGCTGTCCCGTGCGAGGATTGGTCGGGGCCAGATCGGTGGTGGTGTTCCCATTGACAATGATGCCAACCGTCTCACCGATGACCTCGTACTGCGTGGCGTTGATGAATCGCACCGCCCAACGCTCGGTAATGGCATCGGCATTACTGACCAGCAACGGGTAGTCGGTTTCGTTGTAGGTCGCCGTCGCAGTGCTGCCGATGAGCTGGTCGCTCCATACATTGGTCCATGCCGCCTGATCGAACAGGTTCTGCACTCGGGCCTGCAGATCGAGCGAGCCATTCGCCTCACCCAATCGCAATGCGGTGCTGATCAATGCCCCTTCCGCCGGGAAATCATGGGTCAAGCTGGTGTTGATCTCGATCTCACCGGTGATCTGGGGCTGCACGACCAAGCGACGATCCTCGACTCGCTCACGGATCACGATCGGCAGCGTATATGCGGAGAGATTGAGCGGATTGCTGAAGGTCAGTGAGCCAGTCTCTGTATTGGCCGTATACCACGCGCTGTCGACCGGCAGACCAGTTGCGTCCCGTACCTCGACCGACGCTTGGCGCCCCCGACCAAACGCCACGACCTGGCCCGCTGCCGGCGCGGCGATGGAGTGGTTCGCGGTGTGGTGGATGAGAACGGTCTGACCGGGCTTGAATGCAGGCACGCGGCCGTCGCTGGGCAGCCGCACCGATTCCAAGCCGATCACGACGGCCGAAAGCGGGATTGATCGGAAGACGACTGCGCCGATATAGATCGACCCCGGTAGCACCAGAGTTGGCTTCCACACCTGGGTTCCGACCACCGCGCCAGGGTCGTACCAGGGCTCGCCTTCATTACCGGCCGCCGTAACCATCTGTCCGAACTGAACTTTGACCACTCCCGTTTCCCAATCAACCGTGCCGCGCACCATGGAGCTGGCGAGGATCCCGTTGATGTCTGCCGACGCGCTCAGCTGGATTCCATCCAGCGTCAACGCCCGCAAAGTGAAGTTGCCAGGGCGTAGCGGTGATCCGGGCGTGCGGAAGAACACCGCGGCCGTCCCGGGGTCGGTGATACGGGTGAGCAGGGACAGGATTTTGACCGTGTTGCTGCCGCCAGGCGCCCATTGCGTTAGATTGGCGGCGCCGGCGGCGTAGTCGATCGACCCCGCGTAGATCCCGCCCCCGGAGACGGGATCGATAGAGTGGTAAAGCCCTCCATTGCGATCGACGTAATTCCTCCCCTTGAAGGTAAATCGGACGCTCCCGGGGACAATGGAGTCGCTGATGGTCGGGGTCAGAAGCAACTGCAGCGGAGGCAGTGGAAGAGCTTCATTGGCCGCGGTCGGCGTGGTGCCGGCGACCATCCACCCCATCGAAATCAGCGTGCCTGCGGAGAACTTGGCCTCCACGTCCTGGCGAACATATCCGCTGACTTTCCAACGGCCATCCACTCGTGCATAAGTGGGAATGGACACCTGATGAACCGCGAAACGCCCGGCCTGCAGGTTGACCGCGCCCGTGCTGTAGTTGATCGAGCCAAGTATTTCACCCGCCGCTTGGCCCCCTACCGACTGCGACACGATGTTGCCCACCCCGTCGTCCTTGGCGAGCACCCGCATCGCGTGCGGCGTGCTCGGCATGCCGTCAGCACCGGCGTCTACAGAGATAGTCCAGTCCAACGCCAACGAGCCGGCGCGGATGGGTCCGTTGGGCACAACGAAGGCGACGACGCCGGATCCATCAGGGACCGGCTGCGCGGTAGCGCTCAAAGCCTGCCCATACTCATATGTGCATGCCAGGCGGCTATCCGCGTCGGGCAGTTCCACCGGCCGGATCAGCACCTCGCCGGTCGTGTAGCCGATTGACCCACGAAGCACGCCACCGATCAACAGGCCGCCTGCCCCATTGTCCGACACCGACACGTCGGCACCAGCAACCCGCAGCGCGAAGGCGGCCGAGCCCGGCACGACGCCGGCTTGACCGAGCATAAAGTGCAGCGCCGGCGGCGCGATTGCGAGATCCCCCGTTCGGGCCTCGGCCAGCACCGGCGTGCCCCAGCTGACGATCACGCTACTGGTGAGGTCCGGAAGCGCGCCAGTGGTCAGCACCACAGCACCGGTGGCGTAGTTGACCGTGCCGCTGCCCTGCCCTGGCTTTCCGGTGAGCTGCCCTCGCCCGTTGTCGCTCAGGCGGATCCACTTGCCCAGAGCGCGATAGTCAACCACAACGGTGCCTGCCGCGGGAAGCGGTCCGATCTGGAACAGCCAGTTGTAGCCCTGATTGTTCTGTGTGACCGCAATCTCGTCGGTGAAGCCTTGCTCGATGATTGCGCCGGCCGGCGTGGCCGTCACGCTGATTGCTGTAGATCCCACGCCATTTGCGTTCGCTATTGCCACCGAACCTGCGAGATAGTCAACCGAGCCGGACCAAGCCGAAGACACCGAGGACACCAGGCCACCGGTGCCGTCGTCGTTCAGCTCGACGGTGCCGGCCAGTACCTTGACAGAGCCGACTGCCAACGGGTTCCCGAGAAACCTTGTAGCCGGCACACCCGCCGGGAACGCTGCTGAGAACGAGAGGCCGAGTGAACCGGAGGGACCGGACGGTACGTAGCTGATCGTGCCCAAACCGGCCAGAACGTCGCTGACGGCCGTCTCTGCGGTCGACGTGGGGACGATGGTCACATAGGGGGTATCCACCTGCACGGACAGGTCACCGGGCTTGGCGGCCGCAGTGAGCCTTTTGACGCTGTAGTAATTTGTGGCCTCGACAATGTTGGTGTCGTAGATGCGAGTGGGCGGCTTGGTGCTGGTGTAGCGGGACACCTCCTGCCCATAGAAGTCAGCGACCAATGCGTTGACTGTTTCGATGACGATCACATCACGCTCAAAGGCGCCGCTGTCGTCGTAGAACGTGCGCGTGGTCCGGGACAGGATGCCTTTCACCCGAATGTACTGCTCGTTGGGCGCATAGCCCGAACCGGCAGTTACCAGGCAGAGGTTGTCGTTGATGTCCGGACTGGAGGCATCCTTCATGCAGTAGAACTGCATCGTCATCTGGCCAATGAAATGGTTGCTCAGCAGGATGTAGCGCGACTCTGCACCACGGGTGATGTAGCTCTCAACTCGGTTGCGAGCGTCAGACCGCACGTCGCTGTAGTTCCCGGTAGCGAACATGCTGACCTGGACACGCGGGTCGGCCGGAGGGTCCAGTAGCACGCCAATCGCGTCCTTGAGGACATCGGTGGTCGGGGTGTCCACGTGCACGAACAGCTTGCGCAGTGTGGCGCGGCCGGTGGTGCGCTCTTCGTCGCCGATATCGGGGAACAGGTTGTTCATCTGCCCGTCCACGATCTCGGTCTGCACCATCCGCCCTCCGCCATCCGGGTTGTCGGTCAGGCGCTGGGACTGGCGCATCTTGATGTCTGTTGCGGAGATCGTCATCGGTTACACCGTCATGAGTCGAAGGGTGATGGAGAAGTAGTCGCCGTCCAGCGCGGGGACGGCATAACGGATCGGATCGGCCTCGATGGCGGGGCCATCGGTGCGACGCCATGCCACCGGGAACGAGCGATCGCCACCGTTGTGGGCAGGCATCAGCAGGGACAGCGGCGAGGTGCGCGGCTGCTCCTCGCTCGCCTGCAGGGCGCGCAGTACGGCCAAGGTCACCGGGGCGATGTAGGCGGCGCCCTCGCGTTGGGTCTGCAGCGTGATCGGACGTCCAGCCTGGAGCGCCGATTCCTGCACGATCCGGGCACCGGTCAAACTGGTCTTTACCGCCTGACCCACCCGCCAGCCGGTGAATTCGTCAGTCCATTGCAGGTCGGCCGGCAGTTCAACGCCCGCCAGCAAGATGCGGCTCATCGGTTACCCCCTGCGCGCACGGAAACACTCCGGCTGCGCGAAATCTTCTGCAGCACCAACGGCGCCACCAGCGCTGCCATCTGCTCGGCCTGCGCCCGGGCCTCCGCGCTGGCACTGGCCTCCACGCTCCTGCTGGGCGCGCGCCAGTCGATCACCAGGATCTCCTGCCCCTTGTTGTCGCCAACACGCTTGGCGTCTGCATCGGCTTGGGCCTTGGCCTCTGCCTCAGCGGCGCGCAATCGCTCTTCCGTGGCGCGCCTGGCCGCCTGGTCGCGCTCCAGCCTTTTGCTCTCGATCTGGTTTTCGACTTGAAGAACACCCTCCAGCTCGCCCGGCCCTACAAGATCGAACCGATCCGACAGCTCCTTTCGCTTGCCGGAAAGGTCATCGAACGCCTGAAGTGTCCCGTTCAGCTCTTTCTTGTATGCCTCCAGCTCGCGGCGCTGGTCGTAGAGACCGTTCCAGATGTTCGCGAACTGCTGCAGCGAGTTCGGGCCACCAAGCGTCCCCAGCAGCTCCCACGTCTTTTCGGAGACCTCGCCCATCGAGAGCGAGAAGCCATGAGCTGCAGAAGCGCCCTCTGCGAGGCTACTCGCCGCACTGCCGCCGGCGGCGGCCACCGCTTCAGTCGCAGCCGCCGCGCCCTGTGCTGAGGCCGCGACGCCGTCCAGTTCCTTCGCGGCGCCAGCGGCACCATCGGCAACTTTGCGTGTCGCCTCCCCGCCCCGGCGGCCCATGTCATCCAAGCCATCGCTCACCTGGTAAATGGCCTCCAAGTGAGCCAGCTGCATCTCCACCATTTGTTTGGCTGCGACATCGCTGTCCGCAACCGAGGCACGGGCGGTGTCGCTGTAGGCGCGCAATGCCCGACGCACGTCTTCGACACTCGCCTTGCCCTGCGAAGCACCACGCCGGATCGCCTCAAAGGCCTCTTTGGCCGCATCGCGGGCAGCGTTGAGTGACGCCTGCGACTGGATCCCGAGCCGCCCGAACTCATCGTTCAGCGGGTTCATCGCATTGGTGATTTCGCGGATGCGCGAATTCAGCGCCGCCGCCGAACGCTCCGCCTGGTCGAAGCCGGTCTTTCCCCGCTTGCCCGCGTCTTCCAGCAGCGTCCCAAGCGTTCGGGCCTCTTCCAAGGTGGACACGTTGCCGAGGGCGCTCTTGAACGCCGCCTCGATCTGCACGCCGGTGGACAGTGCGCTATCGGTGATCGTGGCGAAGGCGGCGATCGCATCGCGACCGGCCTTACCGAAGCTCATTCCCACGCTTTCAGCGTTGACGCCCAGCTTCTGCAAAGCCGCTACCAGCGTCTGCTGCAGCACGGCCGAGGCGTTGATTGCTGCGCCCGGAAGCGCCTCAAACGCCGTCTGCGCCGCCATCTGGAAGCGCTGGAGTTCCTCACCCGAAAGCCGCTGAAGCGCGTCCAGCAGCCCATCACGAATATTCCGGCTGGCGACCGTACCCTGCTCCGCCATGTGGGCCAGCGCCACACCGACGTTCTCCAGCGAGGCGCTGTCAGCGTAGTTCAGGCTTTGGAACAGGTTACCGATTGAGGTGGCCGCCAGCTTGGCGTCCGAGTCGATCCCCTTCAGCTGCTCCAGAACCAACTGGGCCCCCGGGCCAATGCCGTTGGCAAGGGCATCGCCTGCAACCCGAGCGCCCTCGGCCAAGGCCTTGTAGCCTTGGTTGACCTCCTGCAGGCGCACCTTGACTTGTTCCAGCTGCTTGAGCTGGTCGTCGGTCGCGATGCCCAAGGCCTCCATCCGGACCAGGAAACCGAGCTGCCCGGCCAGGTATTCCTTCAGGCCGTCCAGCCTGTCCTTGTAGGACTGCTGCTCAGCCTCAGCCAACGCGGCAACCTCGGCCGATGTCCTGACCGCAGTATCGCGGTACTCGATGAACGAATTGGCCGCCTCCTTCCGCGCAACCGCTTCCTGGTACATCACCTCGCGCAGCTGCCGGCTGACCTCGCCCGCATGTTTGCTGGCCGCGCTGTTCTTACCCAGTTCCTCACCCAGCGCCTGGCCCATCGAGCGCAGGCCCTTCAGGGCCACTTCCAGACCCACCAGCCCCACCGTGATCAGCAGAGCCTTCGGCATGGCCTTCAGCAGGTTGCCGAGCGTCACTGCGCCCTTGCCGGTCGCATCCATAGCGGCGGCATTGGCCCACTGCGCGCGCGTGGTCGCAGCCAGCGTGACGCGCCAAGTGTTGAACTGCGCGATCAGCTTGATGATCGAGAAGGTCGCATACACCCTGCCGAGCGTCACCAGCGCGCTGCCGTGCTCCACGACCCACGTGGTGGCGCCCTTGGCCGCCTCGGCCATGGTAATAATCGCGTCGGAGGTCTGCTTTGCCCAGCGAGTGAGCGTGCCGTCCTTGGCAAGCCGGTCAACCGTGGCGAGCATGTCGGTCAGCTGGCCCTTGAAGTAGGCCAGCACGCCTTGGTCGGCGACCTCTTGCTTCCAGTCCTTGAACCGCTCGGTGGCTTCCTTCCACAGGCCGGCGATCGTACCCACCTTGGCCGCTGCTGCTGCGCCACCATAGGACTCGGTCAGCAGGTCAAGGATGATCGCCTGCGCCTCAGCGACGCGGCCTGTCGCTTCCATCTGCTTGATCAGCTGCTTCTGGCTGTCATCCAGCGTGAAGCCCTGCTTGCTCAGCGACTCCATCGCCTTGGAAGGCGTCTGCAGGGCCTTGCCCACCACCTCCGCCGAGGCTTCCAGGCTCATCCCCAAGCGCTGGGCCTGGTCGATCGTGATCTGCATGGCCGCCGGGAACTGCTCGCCGACGATGTTGGTATAGGACAGCAGGCGAACCTGAGCCGCTGAAATCTGGCCGTCATCGAACAGGCCACCCTGCAGCTGCTTGCGCATCCGGGCAAGCTGGGCTGCGGTGAATTCACCCTGCCGGCCGGTTGCGGCCAGAGCCGCCTCCAGCTGCCCGAGCTCCTGCTCCGCGTCGCTGCCTTCCTTGATGATGTCCTTGATGCCATCAACGACCTTGCCAAAGCCGATGAAGCCCAGCGCGGTCGCGGCAATGCCCTTGAGCTTATTGAGGATACTGGTGGTTGCCGCTGCCGACGCACCCAGTTCAGCAGTCCCTTGGGCTGCTTGGCTAGCTCGCTCCTTGTAGCCTTTTAGCGCCTCGGCCGCAGACCGACTGCTCTGGTTCTGCCGACGGAATCGCTCGTCGGCATCCTCCATCGCAAGGTTGCGGCGCCGAACCGCCTCCGCCTCATCCTTGATCGCACGACCCTGTGCCTCAATCGCGTCGGCAGACCGATCGTATTCAGCCAACAGTGACTGTTGCAGCGCACGCAGCCTCTCGGTGTTGTCTGCAAGACCCTCCGTGTCAGCAGCAGCATCCACAAGGGCAGATGACTGCTCTTTGAAGCGTTGACGCAGCTGCTCGGCCTCATGCTCGAGTGCTTGCTGACGGGCCAACAAAGACTTTGCAGGCCGGTCAATGGCTTCCAGCTCACGCGCCATATCGGAAACAGCAGACGCCGCTCCGTCAAACTCGCTGCTTACATCCGAGAGCTCCTCCCCCATTGTCGAGAGGCTCTTGCGAAGACGGTCGTTCTCTTCGACTTCCCGCTTGATCGCCTCAGCGTGAGCAACCAGCTCCGAACGAGAGCTTTCCAGCCTCTCAGCAAGAATGGCCTGACTATGTGCAAAATTGGCAGTCTGGACGCCGGCCTCTGCCAGAGCTTCATCCGCTCGCTCGACAGCTGCCCATTGCGCATCCAACGACGCCTTAAGGCGCTGCCCTTCTGAGGCCAACTGGCGCTGAGCATTCAGCAACTCACGCGACGGCTTCTCGGTCTCAGCAAGCTGAAGACTCAGCTGATAGGCTGCCCTCTGATTGATATCAAACTGCTTCTCCAGCTCCGACAGCTGGTCAAGCATGGACTGGTACCCCTGGGCCTTACCAGCGGTCGCGTCAAGCTCAATGAGGGTGTCAACCAACCGCCCAGTTTCTTCCACGGCCTCGGTGGAAACGTCCCCCATTTGGGACAAAGCGATGCGAAGTGCATCAACTCCCTCAGTGCCACTGGTCTCCAGGACCAGTCGCAGCGCTTCCTCGTATGCGGAATTGTTCGCCATCAGAGCTTCCTATTCTTCGCCAATTCCAGCTGCCTTTTAAGCTCTCGGCCCCGGAATGCATTCATCTCCCGAGCCAGCCGCGCCGCCGTCGCTTCGTCCTCGCCCATCACCATCTGATAAGCGCTTGGTCCGGTCAGCGCTTGGAGCTTGCGGCGGCCGTCACGGCCGGACCGCGCGGTGGCGTCGCGAGAGAACTGCCGCACCACCAAGCGCAACTGACCGCCCACCTTGGCGATGAACGCCGAGGTGTAGATCTTTCGCTTCCCTTTCTGTATGTCAGCAGTTGCGCCGGCAGTCTTCCGGCCGCCCCAGCGGCCGCCAAAACCAATGAGCGGCAACGCTTTTGTCGAAGCGTTCAGCGATAGGTACTCGCCGTTCTCATCCACGCCCGAGCGGACCGTGAAACGAGCCACCAGATCGCTCGCGCGGACGTTGTACACGTCACGGATTGCTCTCTTCGCAGCCGGCTCAAAGCGCCTACGGACTGACAAAATCGCCCGGCCGTCGGCCTTGGCGATCGCGGTCCGGCTGAGGCCGCCCACCTCAGCCGAGAGGCGAGCCAATGCAGCGGCATTCATCCGTGCAGTGATGTTGGCGAAGGTGACGGACTTGACCTTTGCCATCTTCAGCTCCCCCTGCCGCACAGAGTGGATGGCGCCCCGAGGGGCGCCATCCCGTGCAGACCGTGGCGGGCCTGCTCCTGCATCAGTCCGCCTTCTGCTCGTACACCTTGAAGGTGTACAGCGCGGTCTCTTCCGAGCGGAAGATGACCGAGCCAGTCAAGGTCACCTGGATCGGTTCGTCGCTGAACCAGTCCACGTCGCCATCCACGGTCAGATCGACCTGCGGAATGCGAAGCAGGCCGTCCTCCCCACTGATCCGGTCCTGCAGGTTGCCCAGGATCATGAAGGACTTGTTGGGCACCGCACCACCATTGATGGCCGTTTCCAGATAGCCGTCAAAGCTGTACGAGACGGTAAGTGCGTCACCGTGGGCAATGCTGCCGCCGGCCAGGGGGATGAACAGCCCCTGCCGATTGTCGATGTCGTAGTCGGTGCCAGCCACAAGAGTCGTGGAGCCCTTCTTGACGACAGGCACCGGCGACGCCAGTACGAAACGGTGGCCGAGATCAACGGGCACGTCCTTGCTGTAGACCGCGAGCGGCCGATCCTCAACCTCGCCGGCCTGAACCGACGACGACACAGCGCTGCCGTAGAGCATGCGCGCCAGGATCGCCGGCGGCACTTCCAATGCCGTCACACTGATTCCGGTGGTGCCGGGGTTGGCATCGGTGTGGATGATCTGGCCGTAGCGATCATCGCGCCGCTTGCTCTTTACCTCGGTCGTGTCGCCAGCTTCATAGCTGAACGTCAGCGAGCTCTGTTCGAGCGGCTTGTTGCCGAATTTGTCATCCGAGTCCGGAATGACGGGGACGAGGTTGGCACCGGCGCCGTACTCGAAGAAGCGCAGATCGCCGGCAAACTTACGAACCTTGGGCTGTTGGGCCATTAGGGTTTCTCCTGGGAAATGGACACGGGCTGGAAACTCTCGGTCAGACCGGCCCGCGCGGTGATCTGAGCGACAACACTTGAATGACCGTCGTCATCGGCGACGGCAGCCAGTTGCGAGTCGATGACTTCGAACTTCGTGAGCCCAAACGGCAGCTCTCGCACATCGAACTTGAGAGCGGCGAGCAGGTCATGCCGAGCGCGATGAACCAATCGATTAGGTCGGTCCTCGCCCTGGAATCGCGGCACGCTGAACTCGATAGTCACAGCAACGTCTGAGCTGGTCTGAGCGCGGCTACCGGTCGTCCCGGTGATGCGGTCCACCACGATGGCGGTGGCAGGAACAGTCAGGTTGGCCGGGCTGTCCTCATCGTCAAGCAAAAGCAGTCCAGCCCCGATATCGGTGAAGAATCCCGACTCCTTCTTAATCAACCTCACCCGCTCCGCCAGAAACTCCACCAGCTGCCAACTCACCGGCTCCTTCAGGTTGTCATCAGACACGCGCCACCAGCCAGCGGCTCAGCGAGCCGTCATCGGAAATCAGCTTTGAGTTGATGTAGCGCTCACCGTCAACCAGCACTTGCCCCTTCTGCACAGGATTGAACCCCTCGGAGCGAACGTAGGCGATCTCCACGCGGCCAGCCTGGAATTGCTGCAGGCCGCCGATCGTTTCTATGTTGCGATCGACATACACGTGGCACGGCATCGCTCCATTGGCACCCGGGGGCGTGTACTCACCCGTGTCGGCCATGCCGGCCGCCGCAAAGCTGGCATGAAGCCCTGCATCCATCTCGGCGAGGAATGCGCGCTGACCCATTACCGGCGATCCTCGCGGCGACTGGTGACGCACAGCGCCAGCACGAGGCACAGCACCACGACCGCGAATGCCAGCAGCGCGCTCACGGCTTCACCTCGGTGCCTTGGATGGCGCGCACCTGGTCGGCACGGCCATTGAGGCGTTCAATGACGGCCCGGCGCTGCGCGGCAACATCAAAGCACTGCGCGATCGGGCCTTCGGGAACAGCCTCCGTGCGGGTGAGCGCGGCCGGGATCGTCACGTAAACGCGCCGCTCCACCACCACAGGCTCAGGGGTCACCGCGCACTGCGCCGGGCCTGCATCAGGCTTCGTCTGCCCACACGCAGCAAGCACCGCGGCGAGCGCCGCGACGGTCAGTAACCGGAGAATGCTGGGCATGATGCTTCCACCTCGGTCAGGGCCAGCGCACAGCGCGTCTCACGCGCTTGGCCGGCATAGCGATTCATGAACTGCTTCAACGTCTGGTTGGCATCCGCCTCGCGGGCCTCGGCTGCGGCTACCGCGCTGTCGCTCTGCCGCTTGAGCGTGGCCGCCTGGTTCTGCGCCAACGCCAGCTCGGCCTGGAGGACGCCAACGGTGCGGCCGTAGCCAGCGTTGGCCGCAGCCAGTTCCGCAACCCGCGTGTTGGCGCCCTCCTTCTGCGAGGCACAGGCAGTCGCCGCACCTTCATAGGAGGCAGCAGCAGCACGAGCATTGGCCCGCACAACCGCAAGGCAGACCGACAGAGCGATCACAACCAGGGCGAGAACCCCGATCACCCACAGAAGCGGCTTCATCGTGACCACGGAGGGCAGCTTCATCGCGCACGCTCCGTCAGGCCGGCTTCGTCCTCGCGGCGACCGCAGAGACCCGCCTCCAGATTGGTGCCACGCCACAACCGGCACATCTGGCGAATCTGGCCCGCGACGCAATGCACGTCCGCGCCGGGCAAGCACACGTCGCGGATTGCACGCATCTCCGTGCGCGCCGGACCGGTCATCGAGGCACCGCGGTTGTAGACCACGGAGACCAGTGCACCGCGGGCGTCTGCGGGCAGAGCATCGAACCCGTCAGCACCGAATGCCCGGCGCGCACTGGCGTGATAGCGCGGAAGCGAGGCCACGCCGAACACGTCACTCGCCAGACCGAACGGAACGCGCACGTCGCGCAGATCCCGCACCACGGGTTGCGCGGCAGGCCCGGTGATCCCAGCGGTCGCTTGGAGGCGGGACGCCGCGGCCAGGGCTGACCAATCCAAGCCGATCTGCTGGCGGGTCTGATGGCCGCCGTCGTAGCCGATGCCCCACGTCACGCCTGATGCGCCACCCGGCCAGATGGGCGCCTCATAGCGCCGCGTGTACAGCGCCTGGCTACCAACCTCCCAGCGGACAATCAGCGCCACAGCAGCAGGCGAGATGACCGACCCCTGCGGGGCGCTGGCCGCCGGTGGCAGGACCTGCTGCACGGCTTCCTGCAGCGCCACGACCACCGGCATCACTGCACCTGCGGCCGACTCTTGGGCTGATTCAACCACCGGGGCAGCAGCGTCGGCCACCTCTGAGCGCGCCTCAGCCACGGCTGCTGCCGGCGCGTCAGCAGGGGCCGGCACGGACGCTGCCACCGGGGCCTGGCCGCAAGCGGTGAGCGCGGCGACCAGCAGGGCAGAGAGAACGCGGCAGGCGATCATCGGGCGATCCAGAAGAAGGCAACAAACAGACCGACCAGACATAGCCATTCAGCGCGATCCAGCAGTAGCACTCGCCACGCCGAAGCATCGCCGCGGCAGGCCGCATCGTGAAGGCGCTGCTCTTCCTTGTCGTTGAGGTCGAACAGATACGTGCGCTTGAACAGCCAGGCAGCCGCGCAGGCGGTCGCAAGGTAGGCAGCGGAGATCGGCAGCTGCAACAGCTGCGCCAACACGTCGCCGCCAATGGTGCGGTCGAGCGCGCCCAGCAGAATCCAGCCGAGCAGCGCCAGGAAGATCAGGACCGGCAGCCAGACGATGAACTCCTGCCAGCGGCTGAAGAAGGAGAGAATGCGATTCATGGTGTTTTCTGCGCCTGTTCCACAGTATTGAGACGACGCTCCAGCTCGGCGATCCGCCAGATCACTCCGTTGTCCAGCTTCGCGTTGACCACCTGCACGTCGCTGGTTACCTGCTGGAGACCCTTGCCCTGCTCCGCCTGGATGGTGCGGATGTCGTTGAGCATCCAGCTCACTGCCCCGCCCGCCACCGACAGCACGAAAGGCAGCGCGAAGATGGCGACCTTGAGTGCCACAGACGCAAACTTGCCGTTCATGGCCCGGTCGAGCTGGGCATTTGCATCAGTGGTGCTCATCGATCCCCCTGTGTTCGTAGAAGCTCCACCACCGCACACGCCACCCGGGCATCTGTGTGCGGTGGTGGGCTAACCCTTATGCGCCGCCGGTACCGGCCGCTGCGGTGCCCGGCGTCAGGCGAACCAGCACTTCAGCGTCACCGTTTGCTGCCGGCTCCACGGCGTAGCCGAAACCGTTGAAGTCTGTGGCGCCGCCGTCTGCGACGATCACCCGCTCGTCAGCGCTGGACCAGTTGACCGCCGCACCGTTGGCAACGACTGCGGTCGCCAGTTTCGGAAGGCGGAAGACGCCCTCCACGTGGACCGCGATGCGGTCGCCGATTCCGCCGTCGGTGACGGCGACACCGAACAGCTTGCCCTTCGCGACGACACCGCCGCTCTTGACCGCCTTGTCCAGCACCACGTCCAGCACGCGGCCGTCCTGATGTGCGTTCTTCATGACTGTTTCCTCAAATCGAAAGGGATATCGCTTGAGCGCGAACCGGCTGACCGGCCGCGCTCAAATTTGGCGAAGACTCAGGCCGGATTGCCGGGGTTCTTGTAGATGCCGCGGTAGTCGGCGATCGCCGGCGCAGCGTCGAGGCGGACCTTCCAGGACACGCCATCAACCGTGAAGCCCTGCTCCTGCTCCAGGTACGGGGTCTGATTGCCATCCAGGTAGCCGACGACGATGCCGTCAACGAACGCGGGGTTCGCCAGGCCGTACCACGCCTTCGGATCCTTCTCGTCCAGACGACCGTGGTCCCAGACTTCGAAGGTGTTGCGGACGGTGTTCGGGTCTTTGTCCCCCGTGCCAGCACCGACGGCGTACTCGGCCTCGCGTACGGCACGTGCCAGCAGGTTCAGCGCGACCGGAGTCAGCAGCCCCTTCATGGGCACCTGGATCAGGTTGCCGCTCTTGTCCTTCTGCAGGCGCATTGCCGACTGCATGGCCCCGACGCTCGCCGTGCTGATCAGGGAAGCCGGCAGCAGATTGCCGTGTTCAGCGCTAAAGAGACGCTTGCCATCGGCCAAGATGGGGTTGCTGTTGATCAGCTCGAACACGGCCTTCGCCAGCGTGCGGCGAGCGGCCTGACCCATCTTGCGCGGCACGTCACTGAAGATGCCCAGGTCATCATTGATGATGGCTTGGCGGGTGATGGTGAACAGCTTGCCGTAGGTAACGATCTTCATCGCCTGCGACTGCTCGCTGAAGGTGCCCTGCTTGTACTCGCCGCCTTCCGGCACGATGTCCAGATCCGAGAACGCACCTAGGCCGACCAGGTTGGTCGCCTTGAAGTCCGGCACGTTCACCGGGCGGGTGAACTGGTCGAAGTTCTCCTCCGCTTCCTGGTAGCCCTGCGCCACGGCGCGGCGGGAAGCGTCGCCCAGCAGCGACGGGAAGTCCGAGCTGCTGTGCGTGAACGCCATGCCGACGATCTGCATGCGGTCCATGCCGTTCACGTTCGTGCCGGTGGCCTGGACGCATGCACGCGCGATTTCGCCCATGGTCATGCCACGGAACGGATTGCCGTCGGTGGCCTGCACCAGGCCGGCGCGGGCCTCAATGGCGTTCGACATAGCGGCCCGGGTCAGGTCGCCCTGATCACCGCCCGGAACGATTCCAGCGTTTCCGTTGAGCGGCTGGCCGTTGGAGCCCAGCAGCGCCAGGATGTGGCGCCCGGCATTGTCGGCGGTCACACTGATGTCTGCCGCGGCGATGATGCCGTTGACGTACTCGGCTACGGCCGGGATGCCCATGTGAGACTGCGCGATCGCCTGAATCTCGGTGTTCCGCGTCCGCAGCGCGGTCATCGCTGCCACTACCGGATCTGCCGCAGGAGAGGCGGCCGTGACGGGCGCAGGGGCAGGGGCAGGGGCAGCGGGAGCTGCGGGAGCTACGGCCGGAGTTGCGGTATTGCCCGCCGCTGCGGCGGTCGCGAGACCGGCACTGGCGAGGATGGTGGCGTACTGCTGTTTCATGGTGGGATCCTCGATATGGCCGATCACGGCCGACTGGCTTACCTCAGGGAGTGAGGCGAAGGTTTGCGGGGAGAGGCTGGCAACGATGTGGCGACGCAGCTGGGCGGTCACCGGCGCACCAGCCCCCTCGATTGCTTGGAGATAGCCGGTAACGGCGACTGCCGAGGCGGCCTGCCAGCGGGCGCTGGCACCGGGATCGGCATCCACCACCACGTCGGCCAGGCCGGCCTCGATCGCCTGCGGACCCGAGTACCAGTGATCGGCGTCATCGGTGAGCAGCCGTTCCATGTCCTCACGGCGGCCCGAGCGAGATGCATACGCCTCAAGCATCGCGGCCGCATGGGCGTCCAACGCCTCAGCGTTCTGACGGAAGGTCGTGGCAGTGCCAGCCGCAACGGTGCGCGGCCCATGCACCATGACAAGCGAGCTGGCGAAGACGCGGCGCTCATCGCCCGCCTGGAGGACCAGCGACGCAATGGAAGCGGCCTGACCCTCAACAGTCACCACGATGCGGGCCGAATGGGACTTCAGGGCGTTGTAGATCGCCATACCGTCGGTGACGACGCCACCAACGCTATTCAGGCGGACGTGGATGGTCGAGGCGGTGATCTGCCCGATGCCCTCCACCAGATCCAGGGCGGACACCGATTCCTCGAAGAGGTACCCGCCGATGGCGCCATAGATCATTACTTCGGCAGTGTCAGCCTCGGCGTGCACCTGGAAGAGGCACGGCCCCAGTTGGCAATCCGAGCCAGCGTCGGCGGTGATGGAAAGGTTGATGGCGCTTGCCAACAGGCTCACTCCACGCATGGTCATTCGCTCCTGGAAAGATCGCGCGTCAGCGAGCCGAGCACCTGTGCCCGGGCCTCTGCGCTGGTATTGGGCGCCGTCGGCGCGATTTCGGCGGCCTGCTGTTGCCAGTCTTCTCGCTGGCGCAGCACGTCAGTCGGGTTGTTTCCGTACTGCAGGATGTTCTGCTGCGGGCTGACCCAGCCCCGGTCCTCGGCCTCACCCTTGGCATAGGCTTCTTTCAGCGGATCGATCCACGGCATGACAGGCCGCACGTAGGTGGACGCGGCCAAGTGGCGCAGCGTCCAGCCACGCGGCAACTTGACCTTGCCTGCCAGTACGCACGCTTCGATGAAGCGCTGCCGCTGTGGGCGAATGCTCATCGCGATGAAACGCTCGGCGAGCATCAGGTAGCTGCCCCACTTCTCCACTAGCTCCTGTCGCTGAGCCGAGTACGTGCCGTTGTAGTCCAGCGAGAGGCTGGAATAACTGACACCGATACCGCCGGCGGCGGCGCGCAACTGCTCTTTGCGCCAGGTCGCGGCATTCGGGTTGGGCCGATCGGAACTGAGGCTCTCAATCGATTCGCCCGGCAGCAGATCGTCAAAGATCGCGCCTGGTGCCATGCGGAGTTCGCGGACCGGAGCGCCGTCCTGCATCAGCACACGACCACCGAGCCCGTCACCGCCGCCGAACATGCTGCCCTCGCCCTTCTTGATCTGGAAGGTCATCGACGCAGCAACCTTTGCCGCAATCCGCTCCGACTCTTCGTAGTCCTTCACATCTTCGAAGCGCGACATGGAACTGGCGAACACGCTGAGCCCGCGCACCTGGTGCAGCCGGCTCAGATTGGCGATGCAATGCATGAAGTCGGCAGAGACCCGCTTCGTCTCAAGCCGGTTACCGAAGGGATCACCCGGGTGCTGCTTGTAGACATGAAATGCGACAGGGCGGCCCCAGGCGTTTCTCTCGACGCCCTGCAGGATGTTTCGGGATGGGTCGCTGAACTCAAGAGGCACCAGATCCGCCTCCAGCATCTCGATGCTGTAGGGGACGACACTGCCATGCGCCAATCCCGGCACGAAGCCGATCAGGTCCTGATAGAACACATCGCCATCGCGAAACCAGCTCCGTGCCAGCAGCTGCTGACATGCGCCGTAGTCGTGCGTCTGAGTGACCTCCGGACGGTCCCACCATTCGTCCCACAGATCGTCGAGCTGCAGTGCCAGGTCGCGGTTGATCGCTTGGCCCGGCAAGCGCGGGGAAGCAAGGACATCAATCCCAGACCCGACCGTGTTCTGCACCAGGACGTTCAGGGCATTGTCGGCCAAGTCCAGATCACGCTCGAGGTGCCGTGCTTGGTCCCTCAGCTGTCGGGCATCCATGCCAGCAATGGCGCCGCCACTACCCCAGTCACGGGCGAGCTTCCGGCTGCGCGACGGACGGGTCACCTCGTGGGCACGGGCTTCAACGGGGGCCGCCGCCAGGGTGCGTGGTGCGCGATCTTCGGCTGTGATGGTCAGCAAGCGCTGGCGGGCGATCGATGCGGATGCCATCAGGTGGAACCGCCAAAGTCAGCTGTAGCCCAGCCCGCCCGACGGCGGCGGCCCCCGTTTGCCTCACGGTCAACAACCGCCTGCCACTCAGCGCGGCCTTTTCGAATTTCTGCCAGGTCAGCGTGCGTCAGCTGCCGCTCACCGAAGCGAACGCTCTGGCCCTTCAGCACAGCGATCTCCGCCTGTGCGTAGTGTTCGAGCATTTGCTGTGCAGTTGTCATGCTGCATAGGCTAGGGATGTCGGTGTCCACGAACTAAACAAAGTCGTGGACACCCCCTCATGTAACTAACTGTTTTTAAAGGACCTAAAAACTAATTTGTCTCCACTTTCACTGAAACCGTGGACACGCCCGCATTTGAGGGCTTCGGAAGCCCTCCAGGGAACAGCTCATGCAGCTTTGAGCGCGATACCTCAAACTCAGCCATCACTTTTTTCACTGAATTCCCACGCTCCAATGCGCTCTTGATCAGAGCCACTGGGTAGCTTCGCTGGGCGGCGGGAAAATAGGGCTGTTCACCTGCGAAGCAACGCATCACTGATTCCACGAACGGTCGCGCCATAGCCTCGCTGATCCCGATGTCCTCGCGCATCTTGCCCAGGATGCGCGCGCGCAGCTGCTCTTCTGTTTCCTTACGACGGGCCATCAGAACCCCCATCCATCGCGCGCCGCGATGCCTGCCGAGCGCGGCGGAGCCGCAGGCGCTTGCGGCTTGACCGGCGCCACAGGCGTAGAACCGGGCACCAATGTTTCACGGGAATCCGAAGGCTGGTCAAACAGCCCATGTGACACCGGGTGGTACTGCTCCTCAAGCGCAGCCCATTGCGAGTCGCGAATCACGTCCGCTTTTACCGCTGGGGCGAGCGAAGCCCAGATGGCATAGACGACGGTATCCAGCTCTTCGTTCCTTGCTCCCTTCGGCTTAATCCATGCACCCGCGTCCTGATCGAAGTACTCCACCGTCAAGCCCTTGAAGTAGCGGGCCGGCAACGCACCCGGATCGGGGTTAAGCGGATCGTGCACTTCATCGCCACGACCGCCAGGGAAGCGCAGCATACGCACCGAGAGGTTTTCGTCTGCACCCTCCCGCTCCGCCTCATCCTTTGCGCCCAGCGCGGCCGTCATCCAACCGTAGACCATGTGCTTGAGCACGGACGTGCCGACACCCCACACACCAATGCTGCGCGCCACGGTCTTTTCACGGTTGTTGACCTCGGTTTTGGCCGGGCGGTAGACGGCGCGGTCCGATTTCTTCTCCGCGCGACCACGCACCAAGTAGACGGCCTGCTTGATGAAGCCAAGCGGCGTCTCGATCATTCGGTTGGAGCCAGAATTGCCGACCACCTTCTTGACGAACTGCGCCACGGTCTCCGTCCAGTTGCCGCCGTCCAGCGCTGCCGCAGAAATTCCCATCTCAATCCCTTTCGCTGTGCGCCACGTTCCCTTCAGGTATTCATCCAGCGCGTCATACGTTTCTAAGATCGTTGGGTCCAAGTCGATTACCGCGTAGTCCACCACCCAGCGTCGCTGGCCGCGCCCTGTTGCAACCACTTGGATCTCAGCCCGGTCATGCTGGAAATCGACGCCCGCCGTGAGCACCAATCCACCAGGCGGCACGATGCCACGGTGCACACCCGGCTCGGCCAGTTTCGCGACCTCCTCAGAATCCTGCTGCTGCCGCTCGCCTTCGAAGGGGAGACCCAGCTTGAGGTTGTAGAAGCCAGCCATCTTGTTCGGATCGCGATCGGCCTCTGCCTTCGCGTCAGCCAGATCTTTCCATGACGGCCCCAGACCCAAGGGCGCATAAGCAGCCCATGCGTGGAAGCTGCGGTGATAGGGGTCGGCCGCCGGATTCGTCGGCTTCCAGTACGCGGTCCCTCCAAATCCCTGCTCGGCCAGCATCGTGTCCTTGTGATGCTCGTGGATCACGCAGCCGCTCACCTCGCAGGCAAACGTCCCATCCGGCTGCAGGCGCTCCACGTCGAGCGTCTGCTCACCGCCACATTCGGGACACTGAACCACGTAGACGCACATGTCCCCCGCCTGGTAGCCGGCCTCAATGGCGCTGGCGCCTGCGATCGTCGGGGTGCAGGCACGATAGACCTTGCCGCGGTCACCGTAGGAACTGGCTCGCGCCTCCAGCTGCTGATCGGCCGGACCTTGGCCGCCCAAGTCCTTCGGGTATTCGTCCACCTCATCCATGAAGATGTAACGAGCAGTGCGCTGGCGCAGCTGGTTACTCGAGTTGGCCCAGATCGCCCAGAGCGTGCCGCCGGGGAAGTGCTTCTCCAGGGTGTTGTCTGCAGCGAACTTGGCGCGCAGCTCGGGCATCTCTTGCACCGCCGGATCGAACTTCGACAGCACCCAGCTGCGAGCGAGGTCTTTTACCGGCTGCGCCACGATCATCGAATCCGAGCCGCGATCAACAACGTA